TGATAGTGGACTACAAGATATATTAAAAGTAGCATTGGAAAATTTATCAAAGTTAAATATTCAAACAGTTGTTCAGGGAGATATGCTGTACAAAAAAGACACATTACAACAGGGTAATATAAATGGTGAACAAGTTGTTTATTTTAAACCAAATACTTTGGTTTATGGTGTGCCTGTAGGCTCAGAATTATCAAAGGAAATATCTGCTTCTAATATGGGAATTGTTTTTCATACTGAATATGTGGGAGGACCTACATTAGCAGACACCCAAGCAAAATTTGGATTTGATAGCAGTACATTAACAAAATCACCAGCAGTTTGGTTTAGAGATGCTACTATAGAAGATTTAAGTGGCACAATAACATTAACAAAATCAGAAAGCAAAGATATTTTAAATTCTATCTCAGTGGCAGACAAATATTTAAAAGGTGTTGGTAAGCCTATGTTTGACTGGATAAACAAAGGTAATGATGTTATAGGAAAAGATTTTATGGTTTATCTAAAAGCTCATATTAATTCCAACATTAGAGAAATGTCAAGTTTTGAACAAAATAGTGTACAGTTTGCCAAAGACTTTACACAAAGTTATATTGCCAGAATGAACAAAAAGATTGATGGATATAAAACAGAACAAAAGAAAGACGAATATAGACAGTTACTAGTACAAGGTGTAAAGTTTTTAAAAGAGCATGTCAACAGTATTGTAGGTATATATGATTTATATTTAAAACTTATACAAGCAAAAAATTTAATTGTACAAAAATTAGAAACTATCAGACAAATGCCAACATTTAAAGAAACTGAAAAAGGATTTGAGGTAACTGGTGAGGAAGGTTTTGTGGCAGTAGACAGAGAAGGCAATGCTCTTAAACTTATTGACAGATTAGAATTTAGTAAACTAAACTTTGGAACAGGGAGGCCTGGAGCATAATGGATACTATGACATTAGATCAGATGTTATCAAAGTTACAAAAAGATATGAAAGAAAGGCATCATCCAGATTGGCTTGGCTGGGTAAGTCAAAATAAAGTTTTTAAATTAAAAAATATTGATATAGACTCTGTATCTCCTGCAGATGGTTGGCAAGGAAATAAAGATAACATAGATAACATGTTTAAGAGTAATTTAAGTGATGCTCCTATCATTGTAGTTCATAAAAATGGCGGCATTATTGATGGCAATCATAGACATCAAGCATTAAAGAAACAAGGTGCTAAAACAATACAAGCCTATGTGGGCGAAGGAATAAGGGAAGCCAGGCAAATGAGCATACACAAAGATAAAATGACTGGCGATGAAATGAGAGAGTTATTGGATAAGAAACATGCTCATGACGACGGCATACATGTACCTGAAATGATATATGATGTTAGACGTCACAACTGGGTTTTAATAAACAATTACCCACTTGCTAAACTGGGTAGTTTGGAAGATCCTTATAATAGAATTGTAGATACAGATGATGATTATGCCATGAGAGACTCAGATTTGTCAGAGCCTATTGTAATTGCTCCTGACAGAAAAAGTGTTATAGATGGAAATCACAGAGTATATAAAGCAAGGGAAATGGGTAAAACACACTTACCAGCATACTTCCCAATGGTAAAAGAAAACAAGTTTGACTTTAAATTAATAGACAATGAAATAACAGAAGGCAGATTGCTAAGGACTACCAATAACTTTAAAAAATTAACTGGTCGTGATGTAGCAGATTTATTATACTTAAACAGTTTAGTTATATATATTATGGCAAAAGACTCCAAACAGTCAGATTTTGCACTAGGGTATGCTAGAAAAACAACGCAGTATGGTAATTATACGTTATTTAGAACACATGCCACAGATATGTATTTGTTATCCTATATTGTAAACAATCCTGATTCCAAACAAATTAAACTAAAAGACACTATTTTTAGTAAAAGATTTTTAAACAGTTGTAAGTTTGATCCTAAACAACATTCCAAATTCTTCTATAAATTGGCTACACAGGGCAAAGTCCCTTTAGCAACAACATATTTTATGAGTTTGGAAAATCAGATTAAAATAAATGATTCCAGATATAAATCCTGGAGAAGAATGGCAGTGGATTGGGAACATTTAAAATACAGATCCAGACAATATATTGTGGCAAAAATTATACAAGAGTTCAGAAGAATTGCTATAACCAGTGAATTAGTTAGTAATCTTCAAACAATGACAAAATACAGAAGTTATGATATTACTGACAAGTATAGCAGAAAGCCTAGCACTGGAAGAAAAGTTGCTGGAGCGATTGCTGGTGGAGTTGCTGGTAGATACGCAGGTAAAAAGATTGCTAAAAAATTAGGCAAAGATTCTGATAAATATAAGAAAGTAGGAACAGGTATAGGCGCAATAGCAGGATATTGGGCCGGAGGTAGACAAAGGCAAAAATGAAAATAAATGAAATAACAACATTATTTGAAAAATTAGATCAACCTGCAGTTGACCAGGTTGCTATATCTTTGAAAACAAACCCAGACCCTGAAGCACAATTAACATATTATCATTTACAACGTGAGAGAGGTAATCCTGCTCACAAAAGTGTGGATTCAGCTCAACAGGCCGCTGAGATAAAGGCTAAAAGAGATATAAAACGAATTGATAGTATAAAAAAAGATCCGGCCAAGCAGGATCAAAAATTAAAAAATGCAGATGAAATTAAACAATATAGTGATAAATTCAGAGGAAATCAATACGTTACTATAGCCAGAAAGCAATTACCTACTGAATTAGCGGCTTATTTACCTGTATTAGATGGTGAAAATCCAGAGGAATTTTTCAAAAGTAATTGGAAAATAGGCGACAATATTGCTAATATTGGTGTTGGCCAAATAAAAACTACTTCAAAATTAGGTAAATCACCAAAATAAAGATTGGTCTTTATAGTACTAATTTTAAACATTACTTTTTTCCCTTAATTAGATAAATAAATGTAACGGCGATAGAATTCGCTAAACAAATTAGGAGAATTAAAATGGCACAATCAGATAGAAGAGCGGCGGCGGCTGGTGAGTTTATTGGTAAAGATGTATTCTTAAAAAGTTTTCAACAACAATCAGGAAACATTTCAGCAACTCAATTAACAGCACTAGTTAGTTCAGTCCAAAACTTAAACCTTTCAGTATTAAAAATTGGTGACTTCACAGCAGATAGTCAAACAACTGTAAACTTTATACTAGAAGGTGCAGACAACCTAGCAAACGGTGACCTAGCAGGACACGTTATTGCAGACGTCTCATTCTAAGTTTATTTAACTTAATAAAAAGGCAGTTTAACTGCCTTTTTTTATGAGCAAAAATGATAAATAATAGTAAGAGAGTCAAACGGCTCTAAAATATATTTAGGAGAAAACAAATGGCACAAGCAAACCCAAACGCGGCAGTTAGAGCGGCAAACGGTTTCGTAGGAAAAACTTATATCCTCGAAGTTGATGACGTATCAGTAGTAACTGTAGAAGCGGCATGTACAGAAGCACAAAACGAAGGTTTTGTTGTTGTAGCAGTTGAAGGATTAGCATCAGGTAATCATATTGCACTACAAGGTGCATCTGCAACACCTTCTATTACAGGCGCAACATTAATCGCAACATTCGGTTAATCCGTAATAAACAATAAAGATTAGGGACCTCGAGTCCCTTTTCTTTTGATCAAAATTTCTTAAACAAATCTGATAAATAGTGTAATACATACATAATTTGGAGACACAGATGGTTGGACAGAGATCAGGAGCAATGGGAAGTTCGGAAGTAGTATCCGGAAATATAGAGTTTTACACATTGTTTACAACTTTAGATATTACCAGAACAGGCGATTTTTCAGACAACACACAAAAAGATTTTGAAAGTGTAGTACAGGTAATTGGTTTAAGAGCTCAACCAGTTGTTATGAACAATCCTGTACAATTAAATGGTGTGGGTGCCAACGTATTAGAAAACTATGGTGCACCAACATTAACAGGAGCAGGTTTTATTTTTAAGTTTGCTTTTGAAAGAGAAGGAGTTCACACAGTAGATACACTAAAGGATGAATTGGACGGAATTGTTTTAAACGATGGAACCGTAGATACAAAAAGTTCAGTTAATATGGAATTTACTAAACAAGACTTATTATAGAGAATACAATGCCTAAAAAAAGTGAGCCAAAAACAGAAATTAAGCCTTACATTGAGGATGGAAACATAGAAGCACATATAATTGCTGATATGTTAAGGATAGAAAGCATCACTGCTGAAATCAGAGAGTTCAAAGAAGTAACCAAAAGCAGATTAGATAAACTAGAAAATTGGATAATTGCTATTGTGGGTATATCATTTACTACTTTGATTAGCATAGTAATTGCATTAGTTACAAGCCTAATATGAGATTAGAAGAGATTACAACAGATACTATTACCGAAGCCAGAATGGTTTGGCGTAAAATGGGTAAAACTGTTAAACGTGCTGTGAGATGTACATCAGGACCTAGAAGAGGCCGTGTGGTTTCAAATGTAGGCCAGTGTGCAAAACCTATTAATCTTAAAAAACGTTTAACAATGAAAAAAACAAAAGCCAGAATGGGCTCTAGAATGGCCAGAAAAGCTCAAAGAACAAAAAGAGTAAATCCTGCTAGTAGAAGGGTAGCATCACTTAATAAGAGAAAATTTAAATGAAACCTAGCGATTTTAGATCTATAGAGAGTGTAATAAAAGAATACAGTATGAAACCTGGTAAAACTACTCCTACGCCTGTCAAAGATCTAGGGTTAACCGTTGCAAAAGCAACTGCTCAGGCATCTAAAAATATGTCTAATATAGCACGAACTGGTACAAATATTGGAGCCAAATTTGCTAATGCATCATCTGGAAAAGGCACTAATTTTTTTCCTGCTAAATCTAAATCCATAGCAACAGGCAACCAGCCTAAATCATCTACACCAGTTAAAGCAAAAGATTTAAAATTAGACGATCAATTTGCAGATAAAGATGGCAATCCATTAAAAGTAATATCTCCCTATAAAATGGTAAGCACAGCAAATCCAAATGATGTAGAAAAAATAGTTTTAGTGCAAGATCCAGAAGGAAAAAATGAACCTATTGCATTAGACCCTGAAACAGACATAAAAGTATCTGAGGGAAAGCTCAGTAAAATAGCCAGTCGTAAAGGAAAAAAATTAAAAATAAAAGATTTAAAAACCAAAATTAAAAAACTTTCCAGAAAAAGATTAAAAGAAGCCAACCCAGCATTGTTTGAAATAAACTTTAATAAAAAAGAAATAGCCGTAGAGGCCTTGGATGCTCCTGTAAAATGTGGATTTGAAGCAGAAACATTTTTCTATAGTGTAGAGGGCAGTGGCTACGACGTTGATGATATGAGCATCAGTGATATCGAATACCAATACGGTGATATGCCTGACCAGGTATGGGAAGATTATGAAGACTGGTTGTACAGCAAAGGACAAGACGAATACTTAGATGACCTCATAAATGATAAAGTAGAAGAAGTCAGAGAAGATGAGGAATACCTAAATGACTTTATAGATAGTGGTTCAGGTCCAAGTTCAGAAGCAATAGAACGATACAAAGAAGAATTCGAAGAAAACGATCCAAAAGAATACGAAAACCGTGAGGAAGATGGTTGGGAGTATATGAACTGGGTCAGAGAATATGTTGAAGAAGAATACGAAGAAGCATACCTAGAATGGTTAAGAAATAATGTACAAGAAGATAATGATCTAGGCAATGATGCCAGAGAGGCCGCAAGACAAGACTATAATGTAGAAGATTGGATATATCGCAACTACGATTATATGAGCAGTTTCCTTAATGATTATGGCTATGAGTATGGTGGTGGTAGTGGCGATGTTGAAGGTGTTGCAGATGAATTATGGAACTGGATAAAGGATAACAGTAAATTTAATAGTTATCCGGAATCAGGAGATTACGATGATACTTACACTACAACTAGTTGGGCAGTAGAAAAAGACAGCAGTATTGATCCTGATGAAGGTACAGGAGCAGAACTAATATCACCTGTGTTTGACAGTCCTAGAAAAATGCTTTCAGAAATGAAAAGTTTATTTGACTGGAGTGAAAAAAACTTTGGCACTAATAATTCTACAGGACTTCACGTCACAATGAGTTGGCAAGGTAAAAAAGCAGAACAAAATAAATTAAAAATGGCACTACTGTTAGGTGATGAATACTTACTTGCAGAGTTTGGCAGACTTAAAAACAGTTACACAAAAAGCCAATATCGAAATATTTTAAAATATGCTGAAGGCATGAAACGTGGAGATGCAAAGAGTTTTAAACAGTTTGAAGAAATGCTCACAAAAGGTATAGATACTGGTAAGTTTAATAGTATACATTTCAAAGGCGAAAAAGACAATGACTCAGAAAACAATCTTGTAGAGTTTAGAATAGCCGGTGGTACAGATTATAACACAATGTATGAAAAAGTTGTAAAAGCCTGTGTGAGATATGCTACCATAATGAAAGCAGGTTATGAAGAAGATGCATTTAGAAAAGATTATGTAAATGCTGTATTTAGATTATTGCGTAAGTCACAGGAAATAGATCCTAAAAAATTAAAAGATTTAGAAGTAGTTAATCACGAAGTAATAGACTCTGCAAAAAGTATTGTGGGCAAAAAAGATTACTTTGATGTTATTAAATTATTAAGCACCAGTGTTGAATATTTACAAGGCTATAAAGAACTGAGTGATCCTGATGCAGATAAACAATGGAAACAGAGTATAAAGGATTACGAAAAAGGTACTGGTGACAAAGTAGAGATAGAAGAAGTAGAAGAAAAAGAGCCAATGCAGGGTTATATAAAACCCAACAGTATGGCACCAAGCAAAAGAGCGGCTGGCGAATTAGACAAAGCACAAGACAGATTTGGGTCAGCAATAACATTGTTGGCAAGAGACATAGCAGATGGCAATAACAGAGCACCTGTTAGTGCTAAACACATTGGTGCATTTAGAAAATTTGCCAAAGAATTACAACTAAACACTGATACTATAGAAAAACTGGCATTGTCAGGAATGAATAATTATAATTTTGATGGAACTGACAAAGAAAAAATAGCAAGATTACAAAAAGGTATAAATTCTTTATTCAAGCAAGACATAATTAAGAAACCAGAATATCTGTCAATCAAAGACGTTGATGTTATCGGTAGTAAAATGTGGCAGTTCTATCAGTCAGATGATGCCAAAGATAATGGCAAAATGGATAAACTTGCAGACTTACTGGTTAACCTAAATCCCTCAAATAACAAAATAGATGTTGAAGAAATATTAAGAGAATTACCACAAGAAAGAAGTGAAAATGGATTTTATGCTAAACTGAAAGGCTCCGGCTGGAATACAAGAGTATCATTATTAAAGAACAACGGTATAACAAGTAAAGGTTCTGCACAGGAATTATTAAAATTCCTAGAACCATATGGTGGTTACAAACACCCAACAAGTCCAGACCATCACGTTAATATAAAGAGTGATGATCCATATACAGACGTATTTCTAATGAGGCTCACACAGAGATTAAGAGCCAGGTTGGACCATTTAAAAGACCTGGAAAGGGAAGACAAAGAAAAATATGTAAGTATTGCTAAACAAGTAAGCAAACTAGGAATAGAATTACTAGAGGCATTGAAGCCTAAAAAACTTGATCCATATGACGGCCCAAATTATCTGGCTTCGCACAATGAACTAGATCGATGGAATGATGTAATGGACAGGCTTGTAAAAGCAGACAGTGAAATAGGAACTGATGAACAAACATTCAATTTACCTGCTCTTATTGATGATTATGTATTAGCATCTATCAATTTAAATTATTATTATAGAGAAAAACAATTAGGTACAACAATTAGTTCAGAAATAAAGTCATTAATTAAAGAACGATTTGCGGCAATAAAAAAATTCTTATCAGCATTTGATAAAATATTCCAGAAAGAAGGATTTGTAAATCTTAAACAAGAAATAAAAGCCAAAAATACTTTGGATAAACGCAACAAAGACTTTGAAAAGAATGTCAGAGACAACGCAAAAGCAAAACT